AAAGGCTGTTTTATAACTCCGCATCGCCGAACTACGATAACGTTTATTACAACTCTGGATTACAGCAAGGTGTAGTTTTTGATCAGTTAAAATTTGCAGTAAGGCTCTATGAGCTTATCTTAGAAATAGAAGACAAATATACTGTAGCAAACGGGTATGCAAATAACATAGTATTTTCTAGAGATTTCTTTAGCACGAGTAATCCAGTATTCTATAAACTATATATGTGGCTACATCGTAAAAGTGGCTACGTTCAAGCACCTCAGCAAGTCGTTCAATATACAACTATAACGCCCTCATGGCAAGGCACAGTAAATTACATTGTAAAAACAGGAAACTCTATTATAATTCCTGTTCAAATAATAACGTACCCAAACAGTATAATTGACAACGCATTAACTATAACACCACAGTCAGGTAACACAACCGAATATCAGGTACAGGTAAGAGAGTCAGGAAACGTTGTATATACATCAGCGGCAACAACAGGTACAACGGCTAATATTTCATTACCGTATTTTGTCGGTAATGGAGTTTATACTGTAACTATTCTGCACAGTTTACCAATAATAATAACCTCTGTTTCATGGTTGTTCGAGGGGTTCTACAGACCTGCGGGACAACAAGCTCCGATAGGATGGATAGAGACCGTAACCATTAATCAATTTAATGCCACTACTGATTTTGATTTTGTTGTCGCAGAGCAAATTCCTGATGTGAGTATTATGTCTTTCCTTACTGGGCTATTTAAGATGTTTAATTTAGTCGCTTATGTAGATAATCTAGGAACGATAGTTGTCAGACCTTTAGAGGGCAGAACAGGCTCAGGCGTTAATTACAGTTATTATACCTCAGCAGACATAAACGGAAACGACGCACCAGTAAATTACGACATATCAAAATACGTTGATGTAACAAAAAGCCAAGTAAACGTAGCCTTGCCATATAAAGAAATCATATATAAATATGAAGGGACAGGGACTTTTTTAGCTAAACAATTTGAGCAACTAGACGGACGTGCATGGGGATCTTTACCGTACATAGGAGGGACAAACACTAATGGGACAGGAGGAATTAACTACAACGCATCTACTAAATTATACGCTGTTAGTGTTCCCTTTGAGCATATGCAATATGAGAGGCTTTTAAACGGGTCTAACGGTGCAGCTTTAGATATTCAATGGGGCTATTCAGTAAATGAAAATCAACAATCATACATAGGTAAGCCACTTATCTTTTATGCGATCCTACAAACGGGTACTCAAATGAGTTTTCAAACAGTAGCAGCAGGAACAGGTAAGTCTGCGACTAACACATATTGGGTGCCAAGTAACAGCCTGAATCTTGTAAGCTCATCAGGAACTGAAAACATCAATTTCTCATTAGAGCAAAACGAGTTTAATCCGACACAGTCTTTTACCGACACTTTATTTGCTGATTATCATAGCGAGTATATTATCGATGTTTTTAATACAAGCCGAAGGATTACTAAACTATCAGCGGTCTTGCCTTTAAAGATTTTATACGATTTTAAACTGAATGATACATTTACGGTAAACGGAAGGAATTACATAATCAACTCTATAACGACTAACCTACAAAGCGGTAAAAGCGATATGGAACTATTAAACAAGGTATGATAAAAAATATAATCGAGTTGCTACAACTAGCAAAAGGAGAGACAGAAAACATAAGAATTGCACAAGGAAAATACGCCTTGCCAAAAGATTTTAACTCTGGATTTAAACTCATTAAAAAAACGTTACAATGGAGGTAAAAGAATACAGTTTAAAAATATCTACAGAACAAGCACAAAAGAACGTTGAAGATCTTAATGAAAATTTAAAGATCCAAGAGGACTTGCTTTTTGACTTAGAAAAGGAACTCAGGGACTACGAAAAGGAGCTAAAGAAAACATCTAAAACAGATTTAGCTGCAAGAAAAGCCTTAAATGAACAGATAGAAAAAACTAAAGAACAGCTAGGAGACGAAAGACAGGGTTTAAAAGAACTAAACAGAGAGCGTAAAACAGCGAACGAAGAGTTAAAAGACGCAGAAGAAAACGCTGCAGATTACGGTGGTGTTTTAGGCATGGTAGATCAAAAGACTGGCGGTCTTATTTCTAGTATAGGAGGCATGACCAAGTCCATAAGCGGTGCTACAAAGGGCTTTAATCTCATGAAGATTGCCATTATCGGAACTGGTATTGGTGCTTTACTAATAGCGTTGACATCATTAAGTGCTGCCTTTACATCGTCAGAAGAAGGTCAAAATTCTTGGAATAAAATGATGGGAGTCTTAGGTGCTGTTGTAGGGGTCTTTACAGACCGACTTGCTGCATTAGGACGGGGTTTAATTAGCTTATTTACTGATCCAATAGAAACCTTAAAAGGATTTGGCGCATCTATTAAGGAGTTCGTCATGGACAAGGTTGATCAAACTGTCGAAAGTTTAGGTTTTTTAGGCTCAGCAATCAGCAAACTTTTTAAAGGCGATTTTAGTGGAGCATTAGAAGACGCAGGAAAAGGGGTTGTCGGTTTAAACAGAGCTTTAAATCCTGCTGTAATTTTAACAGAGGCTCTTGTAAAAGGAACGAAAGAGCTTGTAAAAGAATTAACAGAAGAGGGAAAAGCTGCAGGTAAAATAGCAGACCAAAGAGCAGCGGCAGATAAACTAGACAGGAAATTAATCACAGAAAGAGCAGAAGCAAATAGAAAACGAGCTGAGTTATTAGAAAAATCAGTTGACAAAGAGAAATTTTCGACGCAGGAAAGGATTGAGTTTTTAAAAGAGGCAGGCAGATTAGAGGAAGAGATAACGCAAAAAGAAATAAAGGCTGCTCAGCTAAGATTAGACGCAAAACAGGCAGAGAACGAACTAGGAGACTCTACAAAAGAGGATCTAGAAGAGGAGGCGAACTTAAAAGCCAACCTAATAAATCTGGAAACAGCCCGTTTAGGAAAGCAAAGAGAAATTACGAGTCAAGTAATAGCGTTTAAATCCGAAGCTGCAGCAGAAGAGGTCGCCATTGAAGCAGCAAAAGCTGAGGCAATAGAATCGATTAGAAAAGGTTTAATAGATACAGACGCTGAGAGAAGACAAGAACAGTTAAACGTAATTAAACTGGATTATGATGACAAGATCAAACTGGCAGAAGAGTTTTACGGAAAAGAGACCGAGAAAGTTAAAGAGCTTAGAGAGGCTCAGAGATTAGCACTAGCAGATCAACAGGTTGTATTTGATGAGCAAGACGCAACCAAAAAAGCAGAGGAATCTGAAAAGGCGGCAGAAGAATTAGCTTTAAAAGACGAAGAGGAGCTTTTAAGTTTTGACGCACAACGCCAATTAATTACAGACAGAGAGAATCTACTAAAAGAAGACAAGACAATTTCAGATGCAGACAGGTTAATATTAGAGCAGAGCTTTGCAGATAAGAAAGTAGCTATTGCTACAGCAGAAGCTGAGGCGAAAGCGACACTTCAAAATGCGGTTTTAGATACTGTTTCAAATGGAATTAATGTTTTAAAAGGATTAGCAGGTAAAAACAAAAAAGTACAAAAGGCTTTATTAATAGCAGAAAGTGCTGCGTCAATAGCTAAAATTGCGGTTAATACTGGGGTGGCAAACGCTAAAGCCGTCGCTGCTTTTCCGCTTACAGTAGGTCAGCCATGGGTTACTTTAAATACTATTAATGCAGGGTTAGGAATCGCATCAGCAGTAGCAGCTACATCTAAAGGATTAAGTGCGATAGGAGAAGGAGGGTCTGTACCTAAGCCAAACTTGCCAACGCCGTCAACGGCAGCACCTACACCTCCTGCGGAATCAGTACCTCCTGCGTTTAATACGGTAGGAGCAGGAGACACAAGTCAACTAGCAGACGCCATCGGAAGTCAGAGTCAGCAACCGATACAAACTTATGTAGTAGCGAATGATGTCACGTCAGCACAGAGTTTAGAACGTAATATTGTGACAGGAGCTACAATAGATTAACAAATTTTTCAATTTAAAACGTTATATATATATGAGAATAGTAGAACTAATACTTGACGAAGAACAAGAAGAGGGTGGCATAGAAGCGATCTCAATCGTAGAAAGCCCTGCAATAGAGTCTGATTTCGTGGCTTTAAATAATCAGGAAATCAAATTAGCAGAAATTGACAAGGAAAAAAGAATTTTATTGGGAGCTTTATTGATTCCTAATAAACCAATATACAGAAAAAGTGACGAAGGCGAATACTACATTTTCTTTTCTAAAGACACAATAGTAAAAGCATCTCAAATGTACCTGCGAAACGGGTATCAAAACAGTACGACTCTTGAACACGATCAGGCATTGAAGGGTTTGACGCTAGTCGAGAGTTGGATTGTTGAAGATAAGGTGCAAGACAAGTCTAGAAAATATGGATTAGACGTGCCTGTAGGAACTTGGATGGGAGCTGTAAAAGTAAATAATGAAGAGATCTGGAATGAATATGTTAAGACTAACAAGGTTAAAGGTTTCTCTATTGAAGGATATTTTGCAGATAAAATGGAAAGCCCTAAAGAGAAAATACAGGAAGATTTTTCAAAAGAAGATCAATTAATAAAAGAAATAATAAACATTTTAACTACTCAGGATGCCAAGAAATAAAAAAGGGAATGATGGGGTTTTTATACCTAGCAGAACATCGCCTACTAATAGTGGTAGGGCTTGTTTATGTTGGGACTCGAACACTTATTCTAGATCTTGTTGTGATGGATCTGTAAGGGCACAAGGCATCGGAGTTATCACAAGAACCTGATAGAAAATACAAATTTTAATTTTTTAACCGTTATATATATAATATGAAATCAAACGAAATGATCAATCAAATTAAGACGCTTTTAAACATCGAGGTAAAACTTGAAGAGACAAAGCTAGAGAATGGCACTATAGTAAGTGCTGAATCCTTTGAAAAGGGAAAAGAAATCTTTATCGTTACAGACGATGAGAAAGTAGCTATGCCAGTCGGCGAGTATTTACTTGAAGATGGTAGGTTGGTAGTTGTATCTGAGGAGGGTATGATTGGAGACGTAAGAGAAGTGTCAGACGAAGTTCCTGAAAAGGAAAGCGAAGAGGGCAAAGAAATTACAGAAGATCTTGAAGAGGACGAAAAAAAGGATGACAAAGAGGACTTAGGCTATGTTACAAGAGAAGAGCTTTCTTCTGCAATAGGCGAGATTAAAGCGACTATCGACGAAATCAAAGAAATGATGGCACCTAAAGAAGAGGACTTGTCAAACGACTCTAATTCTTTAAAAAGCAGAACAGTTAAAGAAGAGTTTTCGGAAGCTGCAGCTAAGCCAATCAAACACAATCCTGAATCTGAAACAGCTCAGAAAACAAGAGTAGAATTTGGGAAAGGTAAATTTTCAACAACATTAGACAGAGTATTAAATAAATTAAACAAATAAAAAAATGAGCAATCTAAAAAACGTACAACTAGCGACTGCGGTAAATATTACTACAACGTATGCAGGGGAATTTGCAGGCGAGTATATTGCAGCGGCATTATTGTCTGCATCTACTATCGATGATGGTGGATTAACAGTAAAAGCGAACATCGCTTACAAAGAGGTAATTAAGAAACTAGCAACAGGAGCATTAGTAACTGCAGCAGGATGTGACTTTGTACCTAACTCTTCTGTAACACTTACAGAGAGAATTATCCAACCAGTTGAATTGCAAGTAAACCTACAGTTATGTAAGTATGATTTCGTAAACGATTGGGAGGCACAACAAATGGGCTACGGTTTAGGTCAAACTTTACCTCCAAAATTCTCTGACTTTATGATCGCTCACGTAGCGGCAGAAGTAGCACAAAATACTGAGTTATGTATTTGGAGAGGAGACACAGCGGCAGGAACTAATAACTCTTTTGA